GTTTTTTTGGTACCGGCACACGGGAACACTCCGCGATTTTCGTCATGTTTCCCCCCTTGGGCTGATGCGTCCTAGCTCGCCCGCGTATGGCGCCAGGTATCAGCGGATCCGCCGGATGGCGTTGGATCCGCCGCAGTTGTGCGCGCATTGCAAGCGGCGGCGGGCGACGACGCTCGACCATGATCCGCCGCTGGCGACGCATGTCCATGTTGAGGGGTCGCGCTGTTGCCGGCTGATCCCGGCGTGTGCGGAGTGCAACCGGACGGGCGGCCATCTGGTGCAGCAGGGCCGCTGGCGTCCGGACGGTGTCGTGGAGATGGAGCTCGAGCCGGAGGAGGAGCGGGACGGGCTCGCGGCAGGCGATCGGCGCTGGCGGGTCCCGTGGCTGGCGGGTTTGCGGCGGCCGCCGGAGGATGCGTCGTGGCCGCGGCTGATGTCGGTGCCGCACCGGCGCGCGGTCGGGTCGCTCGGGCCGGAGTTCATCGAGTCGGCGGAAGCGCGTTCGGGGCGGCCGCTCCGCTGGTGGCAGCGCCTCGTGGCGGTTCGGGTGCTCGAGGTCGACGAGGCGGGCGAGCTCGTCTGGGAGACGGTCGTCCTGTCGATGCCGCGCCAGCTCGGCAAGTCGTGGCTGCTCCGGGAGTTGTGTCTCTGGCGGATCCACCAGGGCGGCCGGTTCGGCGAGCCGCAGGACGTGATGCACACGGGGAAGGACCTCGCGGTCTGCAAGGAGGTGCAGCGGCCGGCGCGGGTGTGGGCGAAGGCGCGGCCGGAGTACCGGGTGCGGGAGGTGAACGGGCAGGAGGAGATCGAGCTGCTCTCGGACGGGTCGCGGTGGATGCTGCGCGCGAAGGAGGCCGTCTATGGCTACTCGGTTTCGATGGCGGCAGCGGATGAGGCGTGGAAGGTCAGGGCGTCGTCGATCGAGGAGGGATTGGAGCCGACGATGGTCGAACGGTCGCAGCCGCAGCTGCTGCTCGTCTCGACGGCGCACCGTCTGGCGACGTCGCTGATGCTCGGCCGCCGCAAACTTGCCCTGGCCGGTTTGGAGTCGGGCGACGGAGAGCTGCTGATCGAGTGGTCGGCGCCCGCCGACGCGGACCTCGACGATCTGGCGGCGTGGCGGCAGGCGTCGTCGCACTGGTCGCCACGCCGGGAACACACGATCGCGAAGCAGCTCGAGGCGGCGAGGTCGGGTACGTTGGACGACCCGGAGGAGCCCGACCCGGTCGCGTCGTTCCGGGCGCAATGGCTGAACCAGTGGCCGCGCAAGATCGTCGAGCCGTCCGGCGGCACCGAGCCGCTCCTCCCCGCCGGCTTGTGGGCCGACCGCGCCCAGGCCGGGGTCGCCTCGTCGGGGCCGATCTGGGTCGCGCTCGAGGACGACTACGGGCTGGGGGCCGCCGTCGCGGCGGTCGGCCGGCTCGAAGACGGCCGCCTCGAGGTCGATGCTTGGCGCTGCGACGACTGGGATACCGCGGTCGCGGAGGTGTTACGTCTCGGCGCGTCACGGCCGATCCGGCAGCTATTGGTCGGCGCCAGCCTGCTCGACCGGGTGCCGCCGGGGACGGTGCCGACCCCGCAACGGGCCGGCGGCACCGAAACCCGGACAGGGCTCGCGCTGCTCCGCGACCTCGCCGTCAACGGCCAGATCGTCCACGACGTCACCACGTTCGAGCTCGACGACGCCCTCCAGGTCGCCCAGGTCAGGGAGGCGCCGACCGGCCTGTTCCTGGTCGCTCGCGGCCAGACCCATCTCGTCCGGGCAGCCGTCTGGGCCGTCCAAGGGGCGCACCGTCCCGCCCCCGTCCCGGCGATCCGATAGGCACGAACAGGGCAGACGGGCGTCCATCCGGACGGCGACACTGGCCCAATGGAAATCCTGCTCTTCGTCATCGCGGTCGCGATCATCGTCCCGGCCTGCGTCACCCGCTCGGCCGGCCACGCGAAGAACCGCGACTACGGCGTCTGGTACGGGCTGCTGCTCGGCTGGCTCGGCGTCCTCGCCATGATCGCGATGCCGGCCCTGCCGGCCAAACGGGCGCCCGGCGAGCCGCGGATCCACCCGCTGAACCGCTGGACGACCGCGCACCCGCTGCTGACGGTCAGCCTCGTCATGGGCGCCGTCGTCGCCGTCGGCGCTCTGCACTAGACACGCTTCGTGAATATTCCGTAGTCGGCTATGCATTGCGCGTAGACTCGTCAAGCGGTGAACCTCTTCACCCGCGCCATCCGGCCGCCCGACCCTGAACAGCCGAACGCGAACGACCCGGCCTCGGTGCCACCGGCGACCGTCGGCCCACCCGCCGTCAATCCGGGCGACCCGCACGGCGTCCTCCTTGCCGCTGACCCGCCGTCGGGGCCGCCTCTGCCGACGATCGTCCCGTCAGCCTGGTCGGGCTGGCCGGCCGAGTGGCAGACGCCGAACTGGAACGGGCGTGTCGCCGCGCTCGCCGACACCGCCTGGATGTGCATCGACCTGAACGCCTCCGTCCTCTCGACGATGCCGCCCTACCTCGTCGACGCCGCGCCGACGCTGAACGCCGACTGGCTCGTCAACCCGCACCCCGACATCTACACGTCCTGGGAGGAGTTCGCGAAGCAGGTCTTCTGGGATTACATGGCGGTCGGCGAGGCGTTCATCGTCGCCGACTCGTACTACGCGACCGGCTGGCCTGCCCGCTTCCACTGTGTGCCGCCGTGGACGGTCAACGTCGAGCTCGAGCAGGGCCGCCGCTTCTACTCGATCGGCAAGCTCGACGTCACCTCGGCGATGCTGCACATCCGCTACAAGTCGTCGGTCTCGGACGGCCACGGCCACGGCCCATTAGAGGCGGGCGCGGCACGCCTCGTCGCGGCGCAGGTGCTCGCCACCTACGCGACGAAGCTCGCGTCCGGCGGCGGCATCCCGACCTCGGTGCTCGAGCATCCCGAGGAGCTGACCGCGGAACAGTCGGCGCTGCTGCAGGCCCAGTGGGTGCAGGCCAGGCTGTCGTCGATCGGCGAGCCGGCCGTCCTCTCCGGCGGCGTCACCTGGAAGCCGACCCAACTCAACCCGAAAGACATGGCGCTCTTGGAGCTCTCCCAGTTCAACGAGTCCAGGATCGCGAACCTTTTGGGAGTCCCACCCTTCCTCGTAGGTCTCCCATCTGGGGGCGACTCAATGACCTACTCGAACGTGACGGCGCTCTTCGACTACCACTGGCGTGCGTCGCTACGGCCGAAGGCGCAGTCGGTGATGTCGGCCCTCTCCGGCTGGGCGCTGCCGCGCGGCACCCGCGTCGAGCTGAACCGCGACGAGTACGTCTCGCCCGGCCCGCTCGAACGAGCCCAGACCGCGCAGATCCTCAACTCGATCGTCGACCAGTTCGGAAACCCGGCCCTGTCCGTCGACGAGATCCGGCAGATGGAGCGGCTCGACAACTCGGCGCCCGCCACGGGCGACCTCACGTCAGGAGTGCTGCAATGACCACAGACAGCCAGCCGGCAGGCGCGCTCGAGTACCGGGCCGCCACCCAGATCGGCGTCGACTTCGAGCAGCGGATCGTCGAGCTGATCGTCATGCCCTACGAGGAGGAGACGCTCGTCGAGTGGCAGGGCCGGATGGTCGCCGAGGTCTGCTCGCGCGGCGCCTTCGACGGGATCGAGCGGCGCTCGAACCGGGTCAAAGTCAACCGCGACCACGACATCACCCGCACCGTCGGCCGCGCCATCGCGTTACACCCCGGCCGCGAGGAGGGGCTGGTCGCGGAGCTGCGGATCGCGCAGACGCCGCTCGGCGACGAGACGCTGACGCTCGCCGAGGAAGGCATCCTCGACGCCTCCGCAGGGTTCCTGCCGATGCCGGGCGGCCAACAGTGGGAGACCCGCAGCCGCCGCCGCCTGAACAAATGCTGGCTCGGCCATATCGCGATGACACCCGACCCCGCCTACGAAGGCGCCCGCGTCCTCGCCGTCCGCGACCGCGACGCGATCACCGTCGAGCAGGCCGCCGCGAAGCCGAACCTCGAGAGATTCCTGGCGTCCCTCCGTCACGACAGGTATTCTCGGCTCGACCACTGAACTACCTGCCGTTGTAGACCACTGGGTGGGCCGGCAGTTGCGGGGGACGTGGCGCTCGAGCGACCTATTCGTTCGCGTCACTAGGAGGACCCCGCGATGAGAGCCACAGACAAGATGCTTGCCGACTATGTCGTCGAGCTCGAAGAGCACCAGAAGTTCATCGACAGCGTCGTCACCTCCGCCCAGGAGGAGAACCGCGACCTCGACTCGAAAGAGATGGAGCTCGCGGAGCGGCACCGCCACCGCATGAACGAGATCAACGAGCGGATGCTGCCGCTCGAGGAGTCGCGCCGCATCTCGTCCGAGTCGACCGAGCGGATCGCCCAGCTCGCCCGCTACATCTCCGACGAGCCGGCGAAGCCGACCGAGATCGAGTACCGGTCGGCTGGCGCCTACGTTCTCGACTACTGGAAGGCGTCGCTCGGCGCCGGCGACGCGCACGACCGGCTCGACCTGTACCACCGCGCCGCCGCCCACCAGACGACCGCCGATAACCCCGGCCTGCTCCCGACCCCCGTCGTGGCGCCGGTCGTCAACTTCATCGACAGCTCCCGTCCGCTGACGACGTGGCTGGGGCCACGCCAGATCCCGTCGAACCAGTGGTCACGCCCGAAAGTGACCCAGCACACGAACGTTGCGATCCAGCCGGTCGGCGAAAAGAACGAGCTCGTCAGCCAGAAGATGACGATCGGGAAGCTGACCGTGACCGCCGGCACCTACGGCGGCTACGTCAACGTCTCCCGCCAGGACATCGACTGGACGGTCCCGTCAATCATGGACATCGTCATCGGTGACCTGGCCGCCGTCTACGGCCAGAAGACCGAAGCCGCCCTGTGTGCGGCAGCACTGGCCGGCGCGACCGCCGGCACGACGATCCCGACCGGCGCCGCGACCTCGTCCGCGCTCGTCTCCGCGCTCTGGGCGGGGGCGGCGGGCATCTACACCGCGACGGCCGGGACGGGCCGGCTCGCGTTCTTCGTCGCCCCCGACATGGCCGGCCTCTGGGCGCCGCTCTTCGCGCCGGTCAACCCGCAGAACGCCCAGTCGACGGGGTTCAACGCCTCCGACTTCCAGACCGGACTGCTCGGCCAGGTGTCCGGGATCCCCGTCTACGTGACCGCCGGTCTCGCGGCGGGCGGGATGCTGCTCGTCTCGTCGGCGGCGCTCGAGGTGTACGAGGACCGGATCGGCAGCCTGCAGGTCGTCGAGCCGTCAGTGCTCGGCGTCCAGGTCGCCTACGCCGGCTACTACACCTGGCTGATCGTCGACGCGGGCGGTGTCGTCAAGATCGTGAAGACACCGTGAGCGACGACGTTCACGCCGAGGCGGAGGGCCGCGGCGGCCAGATGTGGGACGCCCCGAACCAGCAGGTCGTCCGCGCTGACCAGTCGCCGCCGTGGGAGGAAGGGACAGGCGGCGAGGAGGTCGAGCCGTCCCCGACCGCGACCGGCACCGACCGGCCCGACCTGGACGCGATGACCAAGGACGAGCTGCTCGAGCAGGCCCAGTCGCTCGGCGCCAAGCCGGCCAACAACGCGATGACCAAGGACGAGCTGCGAGCAGCGATCGACGAGAAGCTGGCGGAGGGCTAGACCACGGTCTGCCCGGTCTGCTATCAGCCGGAATGCCCGGGCTCGGATGGAGGGAGCCGTCCCAGCCCGGGCGGCTCCCCCACCCGTCTCGGCGCCGGCGAGCGCGAGTATCGCGGCTACTGCGAATGGGCCGTCCACCCCGAAGAGGCGATCTTCGTGCTGCACCGCGGCTACGCGATCGTCGACGGTGAACACGCCCGCGTCTGGTTCATCCAGAACGAGGCGTTCGTAACCCAGGTCCGCGTCGAGGGCTCCGACCGGGAGTTCACGATGGAGGCCCGCTACTGGCAGTCCGTCGGCGAGGCCGAGCGTGTCGCTCTCTGACTCGCCCGGCACGATCGCGCTCCCGACCAGCGAGGTCGGCCGGTTCGCGATGTTCACCGTCTCGTTGGCCGGGACACGGCAGCCGGCCGACACCCATCTCGCCGTGATGGCGTCCGCGAGCGTCGTCGAGAACCTCAACCAGGTGATCCGCCAGCTCCGCCCCGAAGACGAATGGGTCTGGATCCTCGGCGACGACCACGTCTGGGAGCCCGACTGCCTGCAGCGGCTCCTCGCCGCGCTCGACGACAACCTCGACGCCGACATCGTCGTGCCGCTCGTCACGAAACGGAACCCGCCCTGGCATCTCGTCCTCTTCCGCGAGGCAGGATCCTACGACGACGGGCTCCCGCGCTGGCAGCCGATCGGCTGGGACGAGATCCCCGCCCGCGGACAGTTCGAGGTCGACGCCGCCGGCAGCGCCGGCATGCTCGTCCGCCGCGAAGTGCTCGACACGATCGGCGACCCCTGGTTCGAAAGCTCCGGCACAGTGATCCTGAACGAGGACGTCATCTTCTGCCGCAAAGCCCGCAAGGAAGGATTCCGGATCTTCGCGACCGCCGACGTCACCATGGGCCATCTGGGCATCTTCAACGTCCGGCCGTTACGCCGCGACGGCCGCTGGGGCGCCATGACCGAGTTCAGCTCGGCCGAGGAACAGTTCCGGCACCTGTTCATGCCCGCCCTCGACGAGCAGGAGCCGGTCGCCAGTGGCCGCTGACCCGACCATCAGCGGCCACCCCGTCCTCGAGCTGGGCGGCGGCACCCTGATCACCGTCTGCGCCGAGTGCGGCCAGATGCGGACGATCCTCTTCCTCGACCGGAACCGCTGGTTCTGCACCCAGTGCCGCGCCAACGGGGCGGCCGCACCGAACCTCTACCCGATCGGAGCCTGATGGCTGAGATCTTCCCGAACGAAGGGCTCGACCTGATCTACGGTCTCGCCCCTAAAGGCGGCACCGGCCCCGCCAACACCTGGCTCGGCCTGTTCACCGCCTACACCGCCTCCACCGTCGGCTCGAGCGCCGCCGTCATCGCCTCCTGGACGGAGGCGGCGAACGCGGGCGCCTACACCCGCCAGACGATCAGCTCCGCATCCTGGGGGACGGTCGGCACCACCCAGTCGGGCCGCGGCTCCGCAGCAGCGCAAGTCACGTTCGCGACGGCGACCGCCGTCTGGGGAACCGTCAACGGCTTCTTCGTCGCCAACTCGCTGACGAACGCCGCCGGCGTCGTCTGGTTCGGCGCCAACTTCGACGACGTCACCGCCGTCGCGATCAACACCAACGACGTGATCAAGGTCACACCGACATGGGTGTACACCGGCTAGATGCCCTGGCTCAGGACAGGGGAGTGTTGCCGCTGCGGCCAATGCTGCTGGGGTGATCCGTTCGGCGGCACTGAGGGGAAGGCTCAGATAGAGGGAGCATGTCCGCTCCTCAGCCTCTTCTCTGGACGCTACGTCTGCACCGATCGGCAGCACCCGTACTACCTGAACGGCTGCAACGTCTGGCCGACACATCCTGACCAGATCGCAGACAAGCCCGGATGCTCGTACCAGTTCGAGGCAGTGGCCTAGTGGCGATCAAGACCTATTACGTCGGTTCTGGCAACGACGGCAACTTCGGGGCGCTGTTCGACGGCGCTCCCCAGGCGGCTGCTTCCCGTGCCGACGGTTGGACAGTTGCGAAACTCACTAGCGGGAACAACTCGGACTTCGACGCGGGCACGAAGCAGACGAGCGCCACATTCGCGGTAAGCGTAAAACCGACCACCTTGCTGCTCGGCACGACGGCTAATGCGTTCAAGACCCCGGCTGCATTGACTGGCGTATTTGCTGCCGGAACGTGGAATTTTACGTTTGCCGTGCGGGCTACCGTGGCGTCGAGCCAGGCGGGGTCGATACGCATCCGCATATTCAGGAGCGCAAACGCGGACGGTTCAGCGGCAACGGAGCTCACGACCGGTGCTGTTGTTGGATCCAATACTGCCGCACTCTCCACAACAGCCGATGTCACGACAACTTTAGGGCGCTCCCTGGGTGCGGTCACGCTGAGCAACGAGTTCTTGTTCTTCGCTGCTGCGTGGGGCGTTGCGAGCACCTCCGGCAGCAACAGCGCCGACGTGGTTATCAGAACTGGTTCGACTGGGCCTGCTGGCAGCTGGGTTGATACCCCGGATTTCACTGTCAGCGGCGGCGGCAGCACCTACACGAAGTCCGGCTACGCGAAAGAGCACGGCTAGATGCCATTCGCATCAGGCCAGTCCGAGTCGATCTTCGTCGAGACCGGCCCCGGCGTAACCGGCGGCGTCGGCGCCGGCGCGTCCGGCCGCTCCGCATCGATCTTCGTCGAGACCGGCTTCGCCACAGTCGGCGGTGTCGGTGCGGGCCCATCGGCGTCGGTGTTCGTTGAGACGGGTGTCGGCACCACCAGCCCGGCCCCCGGCATCGTCGGCTCCGGCTCGAAACAGGTCACCCACCAGAAAGCAGGTTTCGCAGCCGCCGGGCTGACCGAGCTCGGCGCACGGCAGACCGACCGGCCTCGCAGCGGCTACGCGACCGCCGGCGGTGTCGCCGCCGGCGCGAAGACGTTCGTCAGCGGCGCGGGCGCCGTCTACACGAAGACCGGCTACGCGACCGTCGGACTGGTCGCTGCCGGTGACGCGGCGAGCGCGCTCACGAAGTCTGGCTACGCGACGCTCGCGGGCTCGGCTGCAGGCGCGCGCACCCGTGAGCGGACGCGCTCCGGGTACGCGCTCTGCGCCGGCACCGCGGCCGGCGCTCGCAGCCTCCTCCATTCGCGGTCTGGCTATGCGACGGCCGGCGACAACGGTTACGGCGCCGACGCTGACATCCTCAACCGGGCAGGGCACGGTGTCGCCGGTGTCAACGCTTACGGGTTCTCGGCGAGGCAGGGCCAGCAGGTCAAGACCGGCAACGCTACCGTCGGCCTGGTCGGCAGCGGCCCGTCCGCCTGGGTGAAGGGCCGCGCGGGGTTCGCGGTCGTCGGCCTCGTCGCCGCCGGAACGCGGGCACGGCTGCTCGCCCGTACCGGCTACGGCGCCGCGGCTGGGTTCGCTGCGGGCGCCCGTGAGCGGCTCCGCGTCCGCTCCGGCTACGGCGTTGCGGGCAGCGTCGGCAGCGGCTCACGCTCGAGCGTGTACGGCGAGACCGGCACCGGGACAGTCGGCCTCACCGCCGCTGGCGCCTCGGCCAAGCTGGTCGGCGGCAAGATCAAGACCGGCTACGGCAGCGTCGGCCTGACAGCCCGCGGCGCCAAGGCTGCAACCCGCGGCTACACCGGCGCGGGCGTCGCCGGACTCACCGCCACCGGCCACCGGACAGCCGTCTACGTCGAGACCGGTGTCGCGATCCTCGAGGGGACAGGGCACGGCGTCCGCCAGCTCCGCTGGGCGCGCACCGGCCACGGCATAGCTGGCGCGGACGGCTCCGGCGTCGAGTTCCTGCCCGGCCGGCAGCCGCTCCCGCCCGGCCAGATCCTCCAGCCCGGCGCAGGCTTCATCAGCCCGGTCATGCTCGCACGCATCCTCGCCGGCACGGGCGGCCAGACCGCCCAGCCTCGAGGCGAGCTCGCCGGGATCGCAGCCCCTGAGGGAGGAGAGATAGATGGCTGAGGTCATCACCTTCGTCAACTTCCGGCCGCCGCCCAGGTACGACCATCTCGCCTGGACCGGCGCGTCGATCGAAGAGTCCACTGACGCGCTCACCCCCTGGACGCAGATCGACGTCGTCGCGTTCACACCGCTCGACGCTGACCCGGCCGCCCCGCAGCTCCGCAACTTCACGACCGAGCACGGGACAGCGCTCGGCTACTGGTACCGGATCCTCTTCAGGGACGCCTCCGGTGATGTCAGCCAGCCGACAACGCCGATCCAGAACCTCGCCGGCTCGACGCTCACAGCCGACGTCTACGCCAGCTCGGCGGAGCTGTTCCGGATCCTGAAGATCCGGACGCCCACGACCGACCAGACGATCGCCGCCGACCGGCTCCTCCAGGTGTCGGCGGGCGAGATCAACGCTCGGCTAGGCCGCCTCGACGCGCTCACCCCGTGGCAGCAGCAGCTCTGCGTCGAAGTCAACCTCGAGCGCGCAGCCGAG